TGCTGATATATTTTAGTTAAATTAAATATAGACTGTTTGCTTTCATCTCTAAAAGCGTGAGATTCTGATCTTGGAAATTGTCTGTAAAACTCATTTAGAGCATCAGGATCTTGCTTCAATGAATCAACTTCATTTTCCCAGTAATCTAAAGCTCCTTGACTTATCATCTCTCCATCAATACCAAGTATTGGCGAATCAGGAGACCTAAAAACAGGCATTCCATATCTGTCAATAAAGCCCTCCATATTCCATTCCATAGGGATGAAAAGTGAATATAACCCACTTTTAGTTTGACCATTTGAGTTTCGTTTTCCACAATCAGAATCAATGTATAATTTTTTAAAATTACTACCACCCTTGTCAAGAGCATTTGATGTAGATCCCATCATACATTTACCAATAACTTTACTACCTAATCTAAGACAGGTTTTAGTAACCCTCCAGTTGTTTAAAATGTTATCAGGCTTTTCCCACTTTCCACTTTCATCATGTAGTAACAATTGTAATTTTTCACCATCATAACTGTTATCTCCAGTATTTTTCCAGTCAATAGTAGTATCAAGACCTTCAAGTTCCTGGTCTTCAGTTAAATACATATTTTTTTTAGTAATTTTTGAAGCAGGTACTCTATAGGCTAATTCTGTTTTTGGTTTATCCATACCATCTTGTATGGGCTTAAAAAAGAAAGGGTAGTTGTTTGATATAGGAACTATTTTGTCAGTAAACATTTTTTTGGCATCAGATCCTGTTTTAGATAAAACTCCAATACGAGCATCTTTTGTAATTGTACCAGTATTTACTCCTTCACATGAAGCCATAAAAGAAAATCCTGAACGCCTAATTTTTAAATAATCCATTCCAAAACTTCTTTTATCTGCTTTACAGGCTTCCCAAAATATATAAAAAACTCTATTAGCTTCCCTGTAGTCAGGAAGACCTACATCTATCTTTGTCCATTGAAGATACATATAATGAGTTCCTGTAATGTAAGTAGGAACTCCATTGTTGTAAAACCAACACCCTAATTCTCTGTAATTAAATTCATTTTCAATATAATCAATCCACTCATTTTTAAAACTTAAAGGAGCTTCATGCCATTGAAAAATAGACTTTATTTTTTTTAATTGTTTAGGTAGCTCTTTAGATTCCCAGAATTGATCTTCTTTTTTTTTTGATCTTTTAATTATATCTTTTGAAAGTTTTGGAAGAGCTATATTGAGGCCACTAATATTTATTACTTGATCAATTTGACCTGTTTTTGATATAACAACAAAATTGTATTTTTCATTATACCCATAAGCCCATGACTTAGACTTGTTTTTTATTGACAAAACATTTTTAGGAACTATATTTTTAAGTTCAGTGTATAATTTATTTTGATCTTGACTCTGCAAATCCTTTTGGTGTATTATTTTTTTTAGTATCTATTCCTTCTATTTGATCTTTTTCTTCTTGAATTTTTTTCAGTATTTCAAAAGCATCCATAATACAAAGTTTTTTTGTAGCAGCTGCATTTTTCAATCTATCAGCAGCCAGCTCATCATCTTTATCATACTTAATAATATCTTCTTTTGCAACTTTTATTAATTGCAAAACAGCTGACTCACCAGCTTTTATAATCTCTTTTTTTATGTTTTTTATATCCATCTTTATTTCGATTATATTTAAGTTTTAATTTATCTATCTTCTCATACCATTCAGTGTTGTTTTTTTCAACTTTTTTATTCTTCATAATCAGAAACTTTATAAAACATAACAAAAACTTTTCTTCCTTCTTTCCATGATATATTTGGGTATTTGCTATGAAAATAACTTGAAGGGTAAGAAACTAATCTATTTTCTTCATAACCAACTACTGTGCTTAATCTCCACCTGTCTAAGTTATTAGCATCTAATTTAATCATTTTATCGTAATCTTCATCAGTTATTTCTTTAGGAATCTCCCTTCCATATATATCGTGTTCCCATAAAGCAGTACCATGAAGATCTTCTTTTTCCCTTGGAGATAAATAAAGCACTAAAGCTCTGTCTGGTTTTTCGCCATTAATATTTAAATCAGAATGAATCCTCCAAGAAACATCTAAGGAGTCTGTAGATATTCTAAAAAAACTTAAAATATTTTTTATTTCTTTACCCTCTACCATGGATAGCCTGGAGGTTACATATTTATCAAACTCTTTATTTGATTGCTGTATATGAAAATCTTTATCTCCTGCTTTTATTTTATTAAAAGTATTTTTATCTAAATAGTCATTAGCTATTTTAAATAAACTTTTTTCTACAAAGTCATCTAATATATAAATCATAAAGAAAAAGTTATATTATTGGTAAACATTCTGTAGAGTCTTTCTCCGTCAATATTAAACTCATATTCACTATCTGGCTGATAAGATATTTCATCGCCAACTTTCAAGCCCATACTTAACAACTGATCGTTAATGTATTTTATTGTTCCAAACAAAGGCTCTTCTGTAATTGATTTTTTTATAAAAGATTTTTTAGTTGGAGATGGTTTTATAAAACAATACTTATTATATCCTTTCCATTCTCCATTTTGTTTATATAAAAAAAATTGATCTGGATCAACAAGGAACAAGTCTTCCATAAAAAAACTTTTTCCACTTTTTCTTCGACCATACATATCGTAGTAAAACTTAAAAACATTATGATGAACTAAAAGCATATCACCTTCTTTTACAGGCCCTTTATAGTTTATAGGAGTAGATACTACTACCGCATAGCGATTAGAGGCGCTATGGTCTTCTTCTGAGGTGCTTACAATGAAATTTATATCACCATAAGCTTTTGTATTATCGTATCTCTTATTATTATAAGGCTTTACGATAAACGAATAAGGAGATTTCATTAAAAATTTATATTATATTCTAAAGATATAGGTAAGGTACACTTAAATTCTTTCCAAAGCAAAACTTCATTCTGCTTCATAATCCAGATTTTATAAGACTTAGCTTGAATGTCATGTTGTATAAGATGTATTCCGTAGCTTCCACCTAAAACATCTTGACCGACTATATAATGCATAGCGCCAGACTTATAATCTGCTCCGATTGAAATTTTTCTTATGTCCATTTAATTTAAAATGCTGGCCCTAATGTTAGGACTCTATAAAACACATTGACAAATAATTTACCATCACCTTGCGTTGGATTAGAACTGGAAAATAAACTAAGAGGTTGATTAGCAGAAAGAGCTAAAGAATTTCCAGATCCTCCGCCTACTTTAAGTTTCATTGAATAATCTGCACTACCATTTGCAGTTACAGCTGCTAAAGTTGCATAAACAGTGGAATTACAATCAAATTCTAAGTCATCGCTAAAATCATAAGCCGCAGAACCGAATTGACCATACACAGCAATAGATATTACATCTATAACCTTATTAGCTCCTTGAGCTTCAATTATTTTATAACCTGTAGCTAAACTTTGCAGTCCTGCTGCTGTGACTTCCATATGAGCAACAAGCGTGTCAACCCCAAAATTAGACTGTAACTGCGATATAGTGCAAGTTTTAGTCATTAAGTTATTTTCTGCATCAGTTATAATTAAATAATCTGCTACATCAATATTACTAATATTAGGATACGCTGATGTGTTGCTTATTTTTGCCATGTTTTTTTATTCTGCTACCTCTAAAGGTTTTTCTTCTGGTTCTTTAACTTCTCCAGTTTGCAGGTTTATAACTGCATTCTGACCAAATTCTTCCATTAAAGATTTTTCTTGTTCAGCAAACTTTGCCTTAATATCAGCTATACCTGAAACAAGTTCAGCTTTTTTAATTTCTAAATCTGCGATTTCAAATTTTGAATCATTAAATTGTTTTTGTAAACCTTGTAATAATTCTAATTGCTCTTTACTTAATTGCTTTGACATTTGATTATATTTTATTTATTAAACTTAACACAAATATAAGAATATTTTTCTTATGATTCCAATGCTTTTATTCTTGCTTCTAAAGATTCTATTTTAGATATAGCTTCTTGTAATGCTCCTGTTAATAAAGGAACTATTTTTGATTGATCAATTGATTGATACTCAGGATTACCTTCATAATCTAATCCGTCTTTTTCTCCTGTAATAGCCTCTGGAATAATATCAGAAACCTCATGAGCTATAAATCCGTCAACAGTTGGAGTTGCTTCCTTAGTTAAATTATCCTTATTAATAAAATTAAACTTAGATGGCTTTAACTGCTTTAATCTGTCTATTGAACCAGTCATAGGTATAATATTCTCCTTTAACCTATAATCAGAACTTGTATTAAAAGACGTGCTTGAAGTTCCGTTTTGAGTTATAGTACCACAAGTAGATCCAGAACTATTGTAAAACCTCATGAATGTAGTTCCTACATTTGGATTTTTAATAGATATACCAGCGTTTCCATATCTTGGCCCATTAACAAATATACCATGCGAGCCATAAGGTGAACCGAATGTAGAATTATATATTTGTAAACCTATTTGACCTGTGTTTGATGTAGGCCCTTGTATTTGCAATGCTCCTTGATTAAATGTAGATCCACTGTAGTTTATACCTAAAACATTAGTGCTTGAGTTCCAATATAAAGTATCAGAATTGATGTTTCTGCCTGCTGTAAAAAAAGCTACCCTTCCGCTTGTCCCATTACCTGTTACACCCCCTGCATTTGCTAAAAATGTGCTTGGTGTTTGAATCCTTTCTCTTCTTGGAGTTGTGGTACTCGCTGAGTCTGTATAAACAGGTAGGTATGTAGCATTACTATTAGTTATATTATCACCAATAATGGTGTTTAGGTGCTGTACTGCTATTTCACCATACAGATTTTCTTCTTCGTTTGTTAATGTTAGCGTTTGACCAACTGCCATTTCCATTTCGCCGCCTGTAGCCTGAATCCAATTCCATTGATCACCATCATCATCAAATGTAATTTTATTGTCTTCCTCTAAATTTATTGGGCCACAATTAAATGTATTTCCTCCGTTAGACATAGTACCATTTGACTGTATTAAAAGTCGAGTATTACCTCCATCTTTTACCCTAAAATTATCTCCAAAATATATATTAGTATCAGAATTTAACGATAAAGCTGAGTGTGAAACTTCAACATTATTGCTGTTGTCTAACGTAATTAATGTTCTTGCTGAACCACTTGTATCTGTTCCTAAATAACTACCATTGTTTTTTATTATATAACTACCTGAAGATAATCTATTGGTTGCAGTAGCAAATGTTAAATCTGCATCAGACGTTAAGGCTGAACTGCTACTCCAAAAAGCTACACGAGTATTTGATCCAGTCCCTGTTACAGTACCTGAACCTGAGTTTGCATCTACGTATGCTTTTGTAGCTGCGTCTTGAGCTGAAGTTGGATTAGCGACATCAAGGATTTTATTTCCTCCCATGTCGATAGTGCTTGTAGCATCTCCAAAGCGATCTAAAGGTATAGCTTGTAGTCTAATGTTTTTAACCTCTCCGAAGGTAACTCCAGGATTAGATTCTGAGGCTATTATATATGGAGTATATGGTTTTGCTCCAACAGCAGACGCATAAAAGTTAGCTCCAAATATTAAATTATCAGTATCTCCAGAATCGTAATTTGCAGAAATAGTAACACTTGAAGCTGTACCTGATTTTTTTATACCAACTCCTTCATTGATAGTTTGCACTCCACTATTATAACTGTCTACATAAGCGGTTGTAGCTATTTTCGTGCTATTATTTCCTTGTGATTGTGTTACTCCTGTCGTAGCAGTATTTATCGTACCATTTAAAGAACCTAAAAATGTTGTTGCGTATACTGATGACCACTTCTGCCCAGACGTACCAAGTGTCATTGTGTTATTTGAAGAAGGTCTAACACCACCACTATATACATGGTATACGTTGGTACTATTAGCTGAAAATGCTATTTTTCCTGCACCAAAACTAATCTCGTTTACACCAGTAGCGCCACCAATTTCTAAACCAGTGTTGTGTATACTTGTTATAGTTGTTTGAGCAGGCGTTATTTCAACATCGTTTGCATTAGCAGTTATACCATCACCTCCAACAACATTTAATGTTGGATTAACAGTTGAAGTACCACTTTGTGTCATACCATCACCTGCAGTTACACTTGTTACA